GTCCCCCCTGCTGCCGGGAAGCCGTGGAGAGAACCCGCCACAAAAATCAGCTCTAAACTCTGATCTTGAAGAGAGTCGAGACATTGGTCTTACAAATGTCTTCTGGACCCGTTAACACACACGGAAAGGGATGCCAATCTGTCCTTAGAGAAAAACAGATAAATGACGCGTACGGATTGATTACCGTAGTCACCCTCGGGGCCAACTTCCTAACCAGGGGTACGGCTAGCTTGCGGGGCCGGCTGAAAGCTCGGAGACTAGAGCGTTGCGATTCCTGACAACATAGTCAGGCTCATCACAATGGCATCCGGAATCCTCCTTCAGGCAGCACTTGCAGACGAAGACGTACTTCCTCCTGGGAAGGCTAGGTGATGGAACTGTCACCTTTGGGGAGCTTAAATCGGGAAGCATCACACAAGTTCCTCCGTGTGACTTAGCGACCCGTTCCACCGGCTCGACGGCGGTGGATGGAAGACGACCTTGATAAACCTGATTAAGGGTTAGGGTCGGAATGGATTTTCGAGGACGAAGAGAGAAACCAACAGGAGCTGCAGTCGCAGAATTGCTTGGATAGATCTTAAGGTAGAGCTTCGTCAGTGTCGTAAAAGTAAACGAGGCAAAATAGAGTAGACTCAGAGATGAAAGGGCGTTATTAGAAACGATCTTCCACTCTTTGTAAATACTCGTAGTTGACTGTTTGACTTCGGCAAGGACGGACTCTGAGATTTTCGCAGCATTACTGATGTTCAGGGCAGGATTGGAACCTGAGAAACCCGTACCTTCCAAAAGAAGGGATAGGATAAACTCGGAAGGGCCAGTAAGGCCGAGGACACGATCCGCCTGAGCGACTGAGGAGGGAGAGGGTTTAGGAACAAGGTAGTCGGAATGGGGGAGATACATATCATCCCCAAACGCAGCATTTATGTTCGTGACATCCGCGATCGGAAACTGAGGCCAATTCGTAGTAGAATAGGCTTCGTCGATGGTCGGGTTCACAAGGTCCCCACTCTCAACTGTTGGAGAGATAAACTCAATCTCGTAGTCCACCTCCAGCTCACCAATGTTGTGAGCGGTAGCCGCAAGAGCTCCGATTCGATAGGCGCCGACATCAAAAAGTCGGAGGTCGCCCGTTGTCTCGAGCACGGTACGGCAAAACCGCTCCCCCTTTAAATCCTGGGGGTCAATAGTGAGCAAGGAGTCCTCGTACAGCTTATTCCGAGCGGAATTTCTGTGATTGAGGACTTCCAACTTCCCGGTAGCTGGGCCATCATAGGGGTCAGGGTCCATGTAATGAAACATGGTCCCGGCATCCGTCGTGACAGAGCTAGACCGAAAGCGAAATTGAAGCCTCCGGAAGTGATATTTTTCATATCGGGAAGCAACAGCTGACAGTCTCGGGAAGAGGAGGGCATTCCGCGGGTTGACAGAAAGAAGAGTCAACGCGAAAGTGGTCGTGGCGCCGACATCAGACACATACTCCCTACCGGATGTAATAATTCGCTCGGGGGTATGTCGTATGTCTTGCATGCGGCGGCCAGCAGGGATACTGGACTTTTGTTTTGTTTTCCCAGTGTTCTTCTGGGGCATCGTCTTCGGGATGCTACCTTTCTTTGTTGGCATGGAAACCGCTTACGGGACTATTCATCTGTATTCCATGAGATATGAGCTGATCAGGCTCAATTGGCGTGCACGTGTAGTCTCTTGTCGTTAGAAGGAAACTTTTATATCACAGAGATAACCTTGTATGCACTCAGTACAGACCCATTTACCAACAGCCTTAATGGCACAGTACTCCTCGCACTAGCGGACGGCTAGGGAGGAGTTTTCCCCGATCGGAGAATCTATCAATAGATCTCCACCACCGAAAATCGTCGGAGACTTCACGAAGGAAGGATTGAATAAGTTTTGATCTAGCCGATGGTCTTTCAAAGATCCTAAGGGCTTCATCAATCTCAAACTCGGTCAATTCCCTTCCGGGAACGTAGTCATAGACGATCTTAATGGGGTCGATCTCGTCCTCATTGTTCTCTTCAAACACGGCAAGTGAGTTGAGTTTCTTTTCATAAGATCTCGTAACCCTAACTGAATCGTCAGGGCGAAACTCATCGTAAACCTTAAGTTCCTCAGGGGACAGACGCTTACCCTCCCTTCTCGGGAGGGGGAGTTGATGGCCTGCTTGGGGGACTTGTTCAATAAGGTACGACCTCAGCTGTCGTTGCTTCTTTGTTACTCTAAAGTGGTATGTTGTCGGGGGAACAACCCCGAGACCTCCGATAGATATGGGAAGAAAAATATTTCTAAAGAAGTAAGACCAACGCCTGTTGGTCTGCTGAAAGAGACAAATAGATTCTCCATATTTCTTAATTCGAAGCTCCAGATCGTGAGCAACGAGGTTTTGATACTTCACTGGGCAACCTGCTAGAATCCTATTAGCGATTGCCCACAAGGGGCGATGTGACTCATCCGGGATGGAGCAACCCTCCTTCTCAGTAATCTCACAAAATTTCTTTCGTACGCCCGTAGAGTACTTCTCCGAGAGTTCCTGGAACACCTTCCAGCTCATGACTTCATCAGCGGTGTAGAATCGCGCTGGATCATGAAGATCCTCATTACGAGAGGGATCGAACTCTAAAATTTCCTTATTCTGACTCTCACCACCGACTCTCTCCTGGACCTTATGGTTCTCCATATAAAGGCCCGTATTAAAATAGTTGACCTCAATAGGTACAACCGGAGGGAGACCCCTAGTCTCTACCTTACAGCAGTTATCTTCTAGTGACACATGGTCCTGAAGCAGATACTTCTTTTGCTCTCGCAAATTGAAGTGAAATGCTGCTGAATTAACGTTGGCATAGGTGCTGTGGCAGTAACTCTTTCCGGGTGTCATGTCAAATCCGATCTGCTTTGCTATTTTCTCAAAAGCATTGTAACCGGATTTTCCATCGACAACAGTAAGGAGATCATCGCCGTTCACCAATCCACATCTAAGGTAGTCTTCAAAGGAATAGTTCCATCGTCTCTTTCGAGAGACGTAGGTCTGGAACCGATCCAAGACTAGAGCGTTCGCGAGACACAGAATGTTGAAAGAGGTTATAGAACCCATCAACTGACCGTTTGTCATGCGGACATCAAGGGGAGTCACTCTCACCTCAGAATCAGCCGAATAATCGAAGCCAGGCAAATGCTTAACTTGAAGATGGCTGTCAGCCCCTACATTTTCTCGACAGAAGTCTAGGTATTCACGATACGTCATTTCCTGCGAGGGATAAGACACACCGTGGAGACCGAGGGTCCGGAGAGCGAGATATTGAATCTCGAGGGGGAGGCTGGAGGTGATATAGGACATTATTTTTGACCCAATTGTTGCAGAAAGGCCATCCGTGGCAGCTGAATAATCAGCGGAGAGCCAGCAAGGCTCATCCATGGCAACAAGTGTGTAAGGGTCAACAATGTCACTCAGATCTGTCGGAGACTGAGGACGCCCAATGAGACGGAACAAAGGAATTTTCCGTAAAATCTTGTGCAAGCATTGCTGAAAGCTCTTCATTGAGTAGTACAGCTTGCTCTCACCTTTTGAGATCATCCGAATTTTAAGAGGCTCAAGTACCGGAGACGCCATTGCACGCGGGATATCAAAAAGCTTTCCATTCAAATCATGATAGGAATGCTTATGAAACTCGTGTTCAAGGTGCCACTGGATTGGAACTCCCTTGATTTCATAAGGAAGAAGGTGAGGGCTGCCATTTTTCAGGCACAAGTTGGGGTGGTAGTACATAGAAACGAGGTCGCCTCCATATGCTCCCCCCATGATCATGGAGAAGTCGAAGTGTAATGCTAAAGAGCCTTTGTTCTGCTCAAAAAGCTTCCACTCCGTGGTCATTTTTTTATTTGTGAAGTTCAAGGCCCTTCGAACAAGGGTGCCTCGCTGCCCACCTTCGGCGCGTGAGCCTTCTAAGCAAGCGTGTCGAGAGACACGTGCCATTTTATGGATGTACTTGCGATGAAGCTTTTTCTTCACTAAGTCCAACAATTTGACAAAATTTGGATTCTCATCATTGCCAGGAAGGAAGATCTTATCCTTCATGTTCTCGGACACCGGATCGGTGCGGGACATTCCTTTACGATGCGAAATAAATGCATTAAGGATCTGGAGCTCGGAGAGGGGTTCACACGCCCTCTTGGCTTGGAGCCAACTAGAGAAAAACCAGGTGTTCTTGACGGAAAACTTTTCAAGTCTTTTCCTGAACCACCCGTGAAATCTCTTATGGAACCACAATAACTTCTTCGTTGTTGGAACGCGCGGTTCTGTATCGCGCAAGTACCTTGCAATGGGGAAGGATAGAACATATTTTGCCAATTCTACCCACTTCTTTTCACTGTCAGCTTGAGAAAGATACCTAGACAAATCCAGGTAAGCAAACTTTCTAAGCTCTTTAGGACAGTGATGAAGCTTTAAAACTGTGCCAAGAGCCGTTAACAACTTCCTTGTATAACTGCGCTCTAGGACTTCCTCTTCCGAGATCGGAAGGATTGAGATTATATAATCTCGGTCCTGAATGGGGCTTCTGTAGCTCTCACTCTCGGGAATCAACACTGGGGTCGACCCCGCGCTTGGTCTTTGTTCGTTGGGATGATTTAACATTTCAGCTGGATATAAG